ACTTTCTAAGTGCTTTATTTATTCTTGAATCTGGATCATTGGCTGTCTTGGCTGAAGTTAATTTTTTCTTCATGCCTTTCATTCTAGCGCAGAAAGATTTTTTCCTAGATCCACCTTCCGGCTGAGGTGCTTTTAAATTTCCACCCGTAGCTTTGTTATAAGATGCACGGCCTTTAGCATTTAATCCACCTGACTCTGACTTACCTTCTTTTCGAGTCCAAGCAGGAGATCCTCCTCTCTTAAAAGAGGAACGAACTGCTCCCATTCCAAGAGTAGCTCTCATTATGCCTTAGCCTTATTTTTTTTACTATTTGGAAAACCTGCTTTCATATTTGCATAAGCTTTAGGTGTAATAGTACTTTTACTTTTTGGTTTTGATGTACCTGCTTTTTTCTTAGCATTGATGTTTGCGTATAGTCCTGGTCCTGCCATAATTAACTCCTAGGTTCTTTTAAGATTCTTACATCTCGTTGTTTCATTTGATCGTTTTTTATTTTAGCTCTATTGGACATTTTTTGTTTTTCAATAGATGTTGTTGCTCTTAGAATAGCAAGATCTTCTTGCTGTTCCATTTTATCTTCTTGAAGATTCTGATTCATCAAAGTTTTCATCTTATCCAAATTTAATCTAGCGTCATCTTCTTTTTGTCTTCTCATATTTTCTTGTGCTTTAAGATCTAACTCTCTTGCTCTTAGTTTAACAAGCGGATCATTACCTAAAATACCAATTGCTTCTTTTTGCTCTTTAACAAAGTCTTCTGTCATCTCTGCAATTAAAACAGCCTTACGAGATTCAATTTCTAGCTCTAATTGTTGCTGTTGTTGCTGCATTTGTTGTTGCATTTGCGGATTAGCCTGCATTTGTTGTTGCATTTGCGGGTCTTGTTGCATTTGTTGAGCAATTTGTTGTGCTTGTGCAATTTTATCTCTAAATTCTAGCTGAACTTGCTCATCAGACATTAAATTTATGTGTTCAAAGATGTTTTTTTCTAGTGAAGTCATAACTAACGGGTTATTTTGCGCCATAGTTGTTCCCATGAACGATAAATGCGCCGAAATATGTGCTTGATGGTCTTGACCAGTAAAAGCTTGGAAAGGTTTTCCACCCAAAGCGTCAATATGTTCTAAAGCTTGGTTTTTTGGAGCTGGTTTTTCTGGTGGTGGTAGAATTGTATCAATATTTTTAACACCGATTGCTACATACATGTCTCTATACGCTTCATACAGATTATGAATCTGTGGATTTGATTGAGCTAGTTGTAATTCTGTTTGAGCAATAGATACTCTTTGAGTTGATGAGAATATATTAGGATCTGCTACAGGAAGCACATCTATTTTGTCATCAAAATCTGTTTGTTTAATTTTATTATTACCACCTACAACATCGTAAGGGTATTCAGGTGGAAGGTATGTTGCAAAGACATTTGCTAATAAAGAAAACTCATTCTTCATAGAAGCATAAAGTCTTTTGTGGATTGCTGACATGACCCTTGAACCACGTTCTAAAAGAGCTACAGTTGTTCCAACAGCAGCCTGTTGGTTCCCATCACCAACTTGCATGTCAGCAATTGATGCGAATCTCTGTCCCGCTTGCACGCAAATACCCATCAATGACAATAAAGTCTGTGAAGGTTCTTTGTATGGTAACGGCATAAAAGCGTCTCTTAGATTTCCACCAGGTGCATCTACATCTCTAAATTCTCCCGGTTGAAGTGATTGGGCATCGTCTCTAACTCTGATCCCTCTCTGTTTAAATCCTGCAGGTAAATTTGATAATGTACCAGCATCGATTAGTTGTCTAAGTGCAGAAGTCGCTGCTCTTGTTAGACCTCCAATCATATGTATTAATCCAAAACCATAAAAACCAAGTCCTGGCAAAAATTTAAAATGCACGAAGTACTGTGTTTTGTTTTTCTTTGGATCGTCTACGTTATAGTTTCTTCTTATAGATAAAACTTTTCTTGAGCCATTATCTATGGTTACAATGTAAGGAATTCTAATACCTGTCGGTATTCCGTCTTCCCCTCTGTCTTCAAAACCTTCTAAGTCAAGATCAACATGACATTCAATCAAAGTATACAAAGCGTTATCTTTTGCTTGACCCGTCATTCTTGAACCTTCTAGTTCTCTCTCTTTTTTCTTAATTTCAGATTCTTCTGCATAAGGAGCAGACAGTTCTATATCTCTATAAAATCCACCTACTTGTTGTTTACGCAAATCGTTTTCTGATATTTTTATAATATGACAAATCGCTTCCGCATCCTCCAATGAGGTTGCAGAATACGGAACGACTAAATCATCTGCTGGGACAAACTTTGATACTGCTCTTCCCAATAAATCGTCATAATAAACTTTTTTAAATGTTGAACCTGCTAGTGGTAAATAAAATAACATTTGATCAAACTCGGGTTCGTACTCTTTCATAACGTTCATGATTTCATAATTCATAAAGTTAGTGACCCTTGTCGCTTGCTCCTCTTTTTCTCGACTCGAGACACCTAGTATCTGAGTTCTAATTGGACCATCAGCTGGTAATAATTCTTTGTATGCTTGCGCTTGAAACTGTGTAACCGCTTCTGCTAATACTGGATGCGTTGCACCACTTGCTCCTTGGAAAGGACGTGTTCTTTGTTCAAACTGAAAACCTAAAAGGTCTAAACCTTTAGTGTAAGATTGTTCCCACTCTCTACGAGATTCTTTGTAATCGGTATAGTTACCATACAACTCAGATCCTAGAGGCTCGAGAATTGAGTCTGGTAAAAGGTCTGCTAAGTTTGCGTAATGGTTTTCCGCTCCTTCGGGAGCTTCTGCACCTGGTTCAAAATTAATGTCAACCGAGCCATCTTCGTTTTCTGTAATCTCCGTGTTATCTCCACTAGGAATAGTTTCTTGAAGCGCTGCTTGCACTTCCATCTGTTCTTCATCCGAGGGTACGGTTACTGTCTGTCTTACGTTCGGTAAGGATTTATCTACGTCTGCCATTTATTTTCTCCAGTTTATCTTGTTTATCTTCTTTTGGTTCTTTAATCAAGCCTCTAGGATCAGGTCCTCTCAATGGAGGAATCTCTTTCCATTTAACATTTTTCATGTTTTTTACTAGTGTCGGGTTTTTCACTATATATCCCTACTTCTACTAGGAAGGGCTTTATCAATTAAACCTCCTAAAGCTTTTTTGTTTTTTTCTACCTGCTTGCGGATTATCTCACTCTCTTCAGCAACCTTCTTCGGTATACCTTTTTTATTATATTCTATATTTTGAAAAATATCTTTTAAACTAGGGTATCCAGGTTCTTTGGTGTCTCTTAAAAGATCTCTTGCTATAGTATCTTTTGCTTCATCCTTTGCAAATGCTTGACCATCTAGTGTGTCAAAAGCCTCCCCGTTGTACCCCTCCTCGTTAATAAAAGATAGATTATAGGATCTCTCGTTTCCTTTTTGAGAACCATCTTCTTGTTTAAATTGTGTAATATCCTGAAGTTCACCTACAACTTTTCTATCAAACAGTATATCAAAATCATTTCCATTTTTTCTAAAAGTAATTTGTTTTTTTAAAGCAGGTACTTCTAGATCTTTTAAAGTTATATTTCTTTCTTTCACAGCTTTTTCAGCTTCGTCTTGAGACATATATTTTTCCCAAGTTTGAATTTTGTTTTTTATTATGGATGCAGTTAAAAGCTCTTCTCCAATATTCGGTTTCTTTGGTGGTTCTTGTTGAGGTGGCTTTTCTTCTTCGATTGGGCTAGGGGGATTGTTGTCTCCAATACCTCTTTTTTTATCATCAAGCATAGACGCAATGCCTTGAGCAGGCATTATCATTGCCATAATTTTTTTAGCTTGTTCGGGATTTTCTTCAATGTATTTGTTTACCGTATCAGTAGCTTTCGCCATACCTAACGCAGCTACAGAAAAACCTAAAGCTTTTGCAAATGGAGCAATAATGTATGGTGCCGCTTGAATCATATTTTTTTAATTAATAATAGTCTTTTGTATCTACTAACTTGGGAGCATCCTTATAGTCTTCTGGGTGGTTCAAAAATCCTCCTTGTCTAAATCTTATAACTGCTTGGGTGGTACTATCCACTAAATCATCATTATCTCCAAAAGGAAACGATGCACACTCTTCTATAACTTCTTGAGCGAATTGTAAATGGGTAGGTGCCCAAATTTGTCCACTTTCAAATAGAGGTGCTACGGAGTTAACTCTGGCGTGTTTGTCGTTACCACGAGACGGAGTAAAATTCACTACAGGAATACCCATATTACGGAGCTCATAGGTTAAAGGTAATCCAGCAGCTTTTGCTTCTACTAATACAGTTTCTGGTTCCCAGTACTTGTACAGCTTTAAAGCTTCTCGCCTCAATTCTGGAAATTCAAATCTTTCCTTAACTGCATCTAATAAAATCATTTGTGGAGGTGAGTCTTCGTTCTCACGAAAAATACCCCAAGTAGTAATTGCACTAAAGTCAGCTGATTCTTTTTTCATAAAGGCTGTATCATAAGATTGTATGACATGATCACAATGTGGAATGCCTTTGTCCTCAGGCCACTTCTTCCACCAATCCCTTTTAATTAATGCACCTTCCTCAGAGGTTGGGTTTTGCATATATTGTGCATTCCATTTTGGAAGTGCAACAGATGCTTTTACATTTAATAATTGTTCAAGTTCCCAATACTCTGGCCACACGGGTTTATCGTTTGGTAGGATTGCAGGAAATTCTACAAGTTCCCATTGGTCTGCTTTAGGGTCTGCAGCTTGTGCTGCTTGTAATCTACCTGTTAAATCTTTTGTATTCCATCTTGTCATAACGAGTACAATCATTCCACCAGGTTGAAGTC